TGAGGCAGAGAAACTAAAACTCATCAACAGAGAGAAAGCAAGTCGTGGTTCACTTGAAAGTTTTATTGCATAAGGAGAAATTATGAAAAAAGGTGATTTAGTAAGTGTAGTAACCATGAGTGGTGAATACATTGGAAAGTACGCAGGCGATGAGAATGGTCTGAGATTAGAGAACCCACGAATGATAGTACAGGCGCCTAACGGTGGCATGGGGTTCGCAAAAGGAGTTGCAGTGACAGGTAAAGTGGATCCTGAATTCATGGTCATTGCAAACTATGTATTTCTTTGTGAAACAAATGAAGATGTACAAGAAGCTTATAGAACTGCATTTTCAGGTATAGAAGTACCTAAGAAGAAAAAGATTATAGTGAATAAGTAATGTCGAGTCGTGAGGGATTTGATAGTTACCAGTTATACTTAGGGATTAAATTACACTTTAATTCAGCATCGTATGACTTCATCAAATACAATGGTAAGGTCAAGGCAGACTTACCATCCTTCATGAAACGAAAAGACAAGTATCACTTTGCCAAACTGGCGAGAACATATAAGAGTGAACTACTTGATTTCTATGTTGCCAACCTATCGTTGAAAGATGCATGGGTTGGTGATTTACTAGAAAATGAATCTAAGAAACTCTACTTAGATTGGAAGAAAAGACAACAGAGATTATCTTATCAGTTTGAACAAGACATGATGTATCTATTAAAGAAGAAATCTATACAGGAGGTATTGACTGTCACAAACGGACAACACCCCTATCTACTCAAACAATTCCTTGGTAAGAACATATCACTAGAGACAATGTGTATACTAGATGATGTGACTGAATACAGTAAGAAATGGAATACTCTTATATCAGAAACACTGATATATCCAGACACAATAAACAAGATTGATAAGTATAAGTCATTTATGAATTATAACATCAACACCTATAAACAAAAACTTATAAAACTATGCAAGACAACTTAGACATGTTATACTTGGTTGGTAATGGACCATCGAGAGAGAAAGTAAATCTTAACACCTTATCAGAGTGGTGGGGAATGAATTACATCTATAGAACACATTCTCCAGACATGTGTTTTGTACATGATGTTCACCCTCAGAAAGTAATGATTGAAGAAGAATACTATAAGAAAGGAAAAGTTTGTGTCGCCGAGTGGAACGAACTACCCATAGAAATGTGGGATATGATAAAGTTAGGATTACCTGGTGAGACACACGAAGTCAGAAAAGAAGATGATGATGCATTTGTGATGCAAGGGGAGAATTATTACGGAGATGATGCAAGGTCATATATGATTGGATATAATCGGGCCTATGCGAATAACATAGTTATATATGAAAATCAATTGCTCAAGAACTTGTATTGTGGAATGTATGCATTGGGTTATGCAGTACATCATGGTTACAAGAACATATGTTTATTAGGGTTTGATGCATTACAATTCGATAGTGGAGAGAATGTATACAATAAACAAGGTCTTTATACTTACAGTGAACATAATGAATATGGTGTAAGAATAATACAACAATCTCAATTTGTGAGCCTTATGGAACACATAAATATAGAACATCCTGAAGTGAAGGTTTTTTTTAAAAACCCCATTGAAGGATTCGACCAAATCGTGTATAATGAATTATTATCTCGATTTAAAGTCGAAGATAAATGGATTCTAGGTCAAGGCCTAGAGTCTTTGATATAATGCGATATGAATACAATAGGAGAATACAATGTCAACATCGTTAGATAAGCTCAGACAGGCTATGGAGTCTGCTTCACCAGCTCAAGGTGATAAAAAAACCTACGGAGATGATACTTTCTGGAAACCAGAACTTGATAAATCAGGTAATGGTTATGCAGTAGTTCGTTTCTTGCCAACACCAGAAGGAGATGAGATGCCATGGGTATCTTACTTCGACCATGGTTTCCAAGGTCCAGGTGGTTGGTATATCGAAAAGTCTTTAACTACCATTGGTAAAAAAGACCCTGTAAGTGAATACAACACATCGTTGTGGAACACAGGAATTGAGGCTAACAAAGAACAAGCTAGAAAACAGAAGCGTAGACTTCATTATGTTTCTAACATCTTTGTTGTTTCAGACCCCAAGAATCCTGATAATGAAGGGAAGGTATTTCAATACCGATATGGTAAGAAGATTTTTGAAATGTTGAAAGAGGCTATCTCTCCAGCATTTGAAGATGAGTCTGCTATTAATCCTTTTGACTTAAGAGGCGAGGGTGCAAACTTTAAGATTAAAATTAGAAAAGTAGACGGCTACTGGAACTATGACAAATCAGAGTTTGATTCACCTACGAATCTATTTGAAGATGAGGCGAGATTAGAAAATATCGCTATGTCTACAAAGAGTCTATCAGAGATTATATCACCTAGTAAGTTTAAGTCTTATGAAGAACTTAAAGAGAAACTCGATAGAGTTCTTGGTCTTGCAGGTGCTGTAGCAAATTCTACTGCTGAATCAATTGCAGACGACATGGAAGAAGTGCCATGGTCTGGAGTTAATAAAGAAACAGTAGCAGAAGAACCTGTAATCTCATCAGTTGAAACTTCTTCAGCAGAGGAAGAAGATGATGCGATGGATTACTTTAAGAAGTTAGCTGACAGCTAATCTTCTTACTAGGGTGTAGTTGTATTATATAATGCATGAAGTGATTGCAACTACAGACTTCGGCCGTGGATATGGGGGTATCGAAGTAGGGGAAAGGTTATCAGCAAAACACAAGCGGGATAATCGGTGAAGAGCGGGTTGCTGTAAGCGTTGGGGCGACTTCACACTTTTTAAGAGAATATTATATGCCAAAAGTTAGTCCAAAATTAAATCCTAAAACCAGACAGTCGGAGGGATTCGATAGCATGTTGAGAAGATTTAAAAGAGCATGTGATAAGGCAGAGATAGTACAAGAAGTTAGACAACGACAGTACCACGAGAAACCTAACGACACTAAGAATCAAAAGAATCAAGACCTTAAGCGTAGAAAGAAATTAGACGCTAAGAGAAAGGCACAAAGTAATTATAGAAAAATAAGATGAGTAATTGGCATGGGGGCAAGGGTTCTAAGAGAAGGAACTCAAACGAAGAAGCCTATGCTGATAATTGGGAGAAAATCTTTGGTAAGAAAAAACCAGAGGTAAAAGTTAGAAAAGAAACACCTAGTCAAGGTGCTACACAAGTCCATTCGGACAAAACATTATACAGTAGAAAAAAAAGATTTATACCTGAATAGGTTAAGTTGTAGAATAACTCATTTGATTGTCGTTGACAGATTCCATGTTTACTTGCATTGATTCTTGGTTACTCACATTGGTGTTGTTTGCAACATTATTAACTACAGTATCACCCCCACCTGCTATTTTAGAATCATCTATGTCGCCTTTCAGATTCGCCAGTTGGTCTCCAGAGAGATTTGTTTCTATGTTTGAGGTCAATGCATCAATCATTCCTTGAGGGTCTTCGACACCCAACATATCTCCTGCAATATTAGTAGCTACTTCGTCTCCCTTTCTGCCTCCCCATATACCACCAATAAGACCACCAACAACTCCACCTACCAGAGTACCAACTCCAGGAATAATAGAACCTATAGAAGCACCAAGAGCTGCACCACCAAGGGCGCCTGCACCTCTACCAACTGAACCAGCAGCATTTGCCTTGTTCGCCTTAATCGCACCTTCGAATTCTTCTTTAGTCAATGGTCTTAGTCCGCCATTGCCGTCATCTATAACTGGTGTCTTGTTCTCATATGCGGCTGTTATGAGTTCTAGTTTCTTCGCATTAGAGTTTGCATCTATAGCTCCCTCCGCAATTGCACCAGCGATTGGTATCTTTTTAAGAATTTGAGTACCTGCCTTCTTAGCAAGTTCTTTGGCGCCACCTTTAGCTACATCATCAGCTGCCCCAGCAACTGTAGGTTTTACATTGGGTTTGACTGGAGGTTTTACAGTCTTTGGTGCCATCAATTTAGGGAATAACTTAGCAAGACTTGCTCTTAATCCTTTAAAGATGTCGGTAACTCTAGTTGCTATGAGTTGTGTCGCCTTTATAACACCTGTAATCGCCTCATCTTTGAACAGAACAACAGCTGCAGTTATAGAACCTACTATCGCAAGTAGAGCAAGAAAAGGAGCAATTGACATGAGGCCACTGATAAGTGATTGAGTCTTTCGTATAGCAAATAATTTGGCATCATTTGCCTTTCTTGATATAAATAATTTGGCATCTGCTAGAGTTCTTCTTTTATAGAATTTGCCGTCAGCGCCTTCTCTTTTACCATCTAATAATGCTTGTTGTTTTTTTCTTTTCTCAGCGAGTTTCTCTTCTAACTTCATCCTCGCTTCATATTCTCTCATCTCAGCACGGTCATTACCTTGACCTTCATTAGCTACAGAGTTACCTATATCTTGTATAGATTGACCAGAAATGTTTACAGTAGACTCTCCGGTTTGAGAACTAAATTCTCTTGCCTCTTTTTTCTTAGGATCATTAAAATCGTCTAGTTCTTTTTTTGCAAAAGCTACTTCATCGGAGGCATCTTCTTTTGCAAGAGGATTTACTCCCATGCCAAAACTCTTAATGCTGTCAAGACCACTTTTGGCCATTGAAGCAGCGCCTTTGCCGGCAGATTTTACTGCACCTGTTACCTTTTCAGCTCCAGGTATCTTCATTAGGAGTTTTCCTAATAGTCTAATCACCGGACTCATAACACCTGCAAACATTGTTATCATACCATATAAGACATTGAATACAGCAACACCTTTAAAAACAGTTGTTTTAAGTGTGTTGATAGCAGGACCTAAGGCACCAATACCGTTGGTCAATTCTTTAAAACCTGTATGAACTCTTTCACTACCAGTTTTCAGGAGAGCTACTGTTGCACCAAACTCTGCTTTAATGTCATCAAACATTACTTTAAAGTTTACTTCTCTAAGAGATTGAGTCAGTCTTTCAAATATACCAGTAAAGGAACTAAACATTCCCTCACCAAATTTTCGATGGTCTTTTTCTTCTTCGAGTTGTTGTACTTTTAGTTTATTGCCAGTATCAAGACCTTTTCTGAGTTTAGAAAAACCCTCTTTGGTTTCAACATTACCACGAAATGTATTGACATCGGTGTTCCTAGACCACATGTTGGTCTCTCTATGATGTACAAGAGAATCTCCTAGTAATCTGGAATGAACTTCTTGGTGATTAGCGCTGGGATTTGGTAATGGCATATAATCTATTTATCCTTTCTTTACTTTCCGAACGCTTTTCCAGCTTCTGATATTCCAAATGCACCCAATGTCACAACTACAAATGATGTGTAGATTGTTTCAGATACTTTTAGGTCCATATCCCAAACTAGAGCAGTCACTAAATCTGTAATGCCAAATACGACCATTAAGAAGAATGATATAAAACCAATAATTGATTTTTCATTCACATCATTGTCATCTAAGAATAAGTCTCCAAATGTTCTCTTCTTTGGTTCAAGTTGATTTCTGGCTGCAATTGCATCCTCTTTCATCTCCTTGATTTGGTCTTCTTGTTCATCGAGTTTTTCGATGAGGGCCATATACTTATCCAGGTCAATTTCGACTTCATTACTATCGTTATCTTTAGCCATAATTATCTCCTATTTTGTTGCGCCTTCTGGCGTTCCTTTTCTTCTTCAAGGTGATTTAACAGCATCTTGATATATATTTCCCTTTCCCATGGTATCATTGTTTCTAACTCCGACAATGAATACTTATGGTGTTGCATCATCTGAAAGTTAGTTGTATAATAATTAACTATACTCTCATGCGAAAGGGACATTAAAAAAAATTGTTAAGCCCTTGTAATTCTACTGAAGTTTCTTCTTTGCATTTTGGGCAAGTCCATTCCACTTTATGTTTAAGTGTTGGTACTGAATCAAAATACTCAGATATCTTTTCAAATTGTGTCACTGTTAAACTTTCGATAAATTCATTAATTTCTGAATCTCTATACTCAGATAACTCAAATACATTCTCATCATCGAAGAGTCTAACCATACACTCTCTTAAAACTGGTAAGATTGTTTCTGCTTCATCTAAACCTTCTAACTTCATTACTAGTTTAGTTAGAGGTGGTTGAAGTTCAACGATTAAGTTCTCGTTCAGTTTTACTTTATTATCTTGCATACCAGTTGTGTCGACTTTGATATCACCCAAGTTTACTTCTTGATTAGATATGCCATCACAATCTGGAGATGCTTGACAGATTAAAGGAAGAGTCACACTTTCTCCAATCGATTTAGACCTTATCTGTAAAAACAAATATTCTAAATCAGCAATTGGTATCTTGTTCGCATCAACCTTTCCGTCCGTCACTGATTTAATTAAGTCTAATATGCCACTGAAAATATCAGAAGCTTCGGCACTTTCTTTTGCCTGTAAAAGAAAACTTTGTTCTTTAACAAGGAAAGGTCTGTACTTGACCTTTGTTTTGCTGACTGGTAATTCGCAATTATACGAGGGTGCAGTCTGTATCGGTAAACCCATAATGTAGTTTCTCCTAATTTATTATATACTATCCAAAAAGACCGTCTAGTCTAGCAAGTCTATCTTGAAATCTTTGTCCGGCATCACTACTAGAGTTGCCGCCATTTCTTAAATTTCTTAAATCATTAAGTACATCTAAGAATCTTCTTCCTTTATTTATGCCACTTACAGAGTTAGGTTTTTTATAATCTGTTGTAAATGTTCTAAATGCAAAGGTACATTCAAATCTCATTATATCTCCACTCTCAGAATTCAATTCTTGTTGTGCAAAAGATACTGGATATGCTTCGTAAAGTTTATAGACCAATGAGTCTTTATCTGAATTTGTTATTTGTGATATTTCAATCTCACCAATGTAATCGTTATAGTATGAGAATTGTGGATTGATTGAAGTTCCGGAATCTTTTCCTCTAAACACTGCGGCCTGCCATGCCTCTATTACATATCTATCAGCAAATGTTGAGTCACATAAGAAAGTGAATGATACTTCACCTCCGTCATGTGTTAAGTTGTAAGGCAACTTTCTAGTTGGTCCATATTCAGACCAATCAGCAGTTTCTAATTGTCTGCCTGGTAATGATGCGGTGATACATCTTAGTCCCTCAAAAGACTTTGCACCAAATAGAGTATCGCAAAAGAAATTTACTTGAAATCTATTTGCTCTGGCACCTTGGTCAAAGTTGTGTCTTAGTTTATCTATGTTTAATCTATCAGCCATTTATTTTCTCCAGACTTTCTTTCCATATTTCTTTTTGTTCTTTCTTTTGCCATTGGGCAAGTGGTAACATTGCAATTGAGTCCCAATAATCAGGAGTCACCTCAAGTGGTCTGTTTATAATTTGTGTTGTTAGATATTTTCTATAACACGCCTTAAAGTATCTTAGTTTTCTGATACTTGATATCATCTCATATGTCATTCTAATTTTTGAACGCATAAGTTCAGCATGGTACATATCCAACTTGTCTCCTTGACCTAGTATCTCTTCGTCTGGTTCTTGTATCTCATACTTGTACAACTCATACAAAAATCTAACACGAAGTCTAGGCGGAAGATAATGCAAATTAAGTCCTGTAAATCCGTCCTGTGTAATCTCTAATATAAAGATTAAAGGAAATCTATCCCAATAAGGAAGTTTATCTTTAGTCTTTGCATCATAAAAGAAAAGATACATTCTACCTTCTAAATATCTTTTCGCTTTTCTTAATTCTGATTGTCTATAAAAACCTTCACCAGATAACTTCATGGTCTGAACTCTTTGTCTAAACCAAGTCAATGCTTGTAAAGACCTTTGTTCTAGTTCGACAGGTTTTTCAGTTCTTAAAATATCTAATAGACTTTCCATGCCTATTATTTATGTTAAATTTTATAGATATTGAAGTTTTCTTTTTCGATTCTTTCGCAAGACTCAGGATAAAGTCCTAAAATCTCCGTGAGGTCAGCTAGCTTTAGAGTATAATCATTTTTGGTTTCAATCGCTACACCTGTCGAACCTTCTGTTCGTACATACTGTTTTACATCATCATCCGGATTGCCAATGAGTACGGGTAATTTTCTATC